CAATAGTTGGGGATCATAACGAAGTCGTCGGCATCTTTGGTGTCAACGAGTTTGGCGCTGTGTGGATGCTCTCAAGTGACCTTCTGTACGAGCGATACAAAAAAGAATTTATTCGTCAAGCCAAGCACTGGATCGATGTGCTCCATGCACCTCACGATTTTATCTACAACTATGTAGACCAACGAAACACAGTGTCTATCAACTGGCTTAGACACTGCGGATTTACTGTAAGCAAAACCCCTCATCCCTATGGGCTCAACGATGAGCCTTTCCATCTACTCTACAAACCGAAGGAACTTTTAAATGTGCATGTCGAGTCCAAAGCCACCGCCTCCCCCGCCCCCGCCACCAGCGCCACCGCCGGAGCCAACACCTCCAGCGAGCTCAGCGGCGAGCCTACCCGAGACAAAGGCATACGACTCCGCAAAGTCAAAACAGAAAAAGGCGAAGTCAGTTCGACCGACCCTTCAGATTCCTTTGTCCTCTAATAACAACAGCGGTGTGAATTACTAATGCCAAACTACGAGAGCTGCTCAGCTCGATACGAAGCCATGAAACGAAGCCGTGATCCGTTCCTTCGTCGCGCTCGCGAATGTGCTGAATTGACAATCCCTGCGCTGCTCCCGCCTGAAGGTCACACCGAACACACTCTTCTACCAGAACCCTATCAAGCGCTTGGTGCAAAGGCCGTCGTGTCTCTCGCCTCGCGGCTGATGGTCGCAATGTATCCTCCCGGTAAACCGTCTTTTCGTTTAGACATTCCAGCTGAAGCACGAATTAAGAGTGGCGAATTGTCCGTAAACAAGGACGTCGAGCAAGGCCTCGTTTTATCAGAAGCCCTCATTCAGTCTGAGGTTGAGCGTAAAGAATGGCGGTCAGTTACAAACTTGGCGCTTCAGTATCTCATCGTAACCGGTAACGCCTTAGAATTAATGCTGCCGGATAACACGATCCGTATCTTCCGTCTCGATCAGTTCTGCGTGTCTCGAGATATGCAGGGCCAAGTGCGTGAGTTGATCACCGAAGAATACATGTCGCCAGAAAGTCTACCCGAAGAGATTGCGGGAATGGTGACACCTGAAGATTACAGTGGTGACAAGGTGCAAATCTTGACGCACACCATTCGACAAAAAGACAATACTTTTTACAGCTACCAAGAAGTCAACAAAGAGATGGTGCCAAACAGTGAGGGCACCTACGACATCATGCCGTACGCTGCTCACACGTACACCACAGTGATCGGAGAGTCCTACGGGCGTGGGAAAGTAGAAGAAATTCTACCTGACCTACGCGCAGTCGATGCACTCTCGAAGTCCATGTTGGACGGCGCTGCGATGGCATCACGAAATGTCACAATGATTAGACCAAACGCAGCTGGTGGTTTGAACCTCAGACGCCGCTTAGCGAAAGCTAATAACGGTGAGATTGTCGTTGGAAATCCTGAAGACGTTGGAATGCTCCAGTTTCAGAATATGAACGGATTACAGCTCGTTGCTGCTGAAATCGACCGACAGTCACGCGAGATTGGACAAGCATTTCTGTTAAACTCAGCTGCCGTCCGCGACAGCGAGCGCACCACCGCATCCGAAATAAAAATGCAGCAGGAAGAGCTCGAAGGCACACTTGGCGGCGTCTTCTCCCAGCTGAACATGTCGATGCAGCAATACAGATTGAAGCGTCTGATCATGCAGATGAAACAAAAAGAACAGCTGCCGAATTGGCCAGATGGCATCATTGAGCCTGTCGTTCTCACAGGTCTCGAAGCACTTGGCCGGGAAGCGGATGTCACAAGAGTTCAAGCTGCACTCCAGTTCCTACAAGGGATGCCTCCCGAAGTCTTGGGTTACGTGAAGTTCGACGCGCTGCTTGGAAAAGCCTTCTACGGCCTAAACCTTCCAGATGCAGTCCGGTCGGAACAAGAGATGCAGGAGATGCAGCAGCAACAAATGCAACAACAAGCTGGCGGTCAAGCGATGGCCGCTGGTGGTGAAGAGATGGCGCGAGCAGCCGCACAGCAAGTGATGCAGCAACAACAACAAGGAGACCCAAATGTCTGAAGTAGACGAAAAGCAAGCTGAACCTGTACCGGGGAGCGATGAGTATAACCAAGCGATGGTTGATAAGTTTCAATCAGATGATGCAAGTGAAACTGAAGAGTTACCCCTAGTCGCAGAAATGCCAGAGGGCGGGAAAGAGAAATTTTTTGACGCTGAAACTGGCGTATACAACTGGGAAGCTCACGCAAAGGAAGCTGAGTTTAACTTCTCGGGACGGCCTAAAAGTAAGGCTGAAGACGAGGAGATCAAGAAGTTACAAATCGAACAACCTGAGACAACAGAAGAAGATGAAGCAGCTATGTCTGTCATCGATCAAGCTGGACTCTCAAGCGACGACTTGCTTATGAAAATCCGCGACACTGGTGATCTCACAGAGGAAGACTACACGGCCCTTAAAAAGGTTGGCCTACCTGAAGGAATCGTCAAAGACTACGTGGAGAACGTAAAGTTTCGGCTCGATACAGAACGCGCTTCAGCATTCGACTATGCTGGTGGCGAAGAGACATTCCAACAGATGTCTGAGTGGGCTGTGTCCAACATGAATGATGCTGAGATCGCAGGGATCAACAAGCTACTCGATAGCGCAGACTGGCGTCTCGGTGTAGATGCTCTGAAAGCCCGGATGGGTCCTCAACCTGTCCAGTCTAAAGAGCCTACTCGTCTCAGCGGTGACGTTGTGACCGGATCACAGTCTGGCTACCGCTCAAAATCCGAAATGAAAAAAGACATGGCGACAGCGGAATACCGCAGTGATCCAGCGTTTAGACAGCGGGTGATGCAGAAGATGCAGACCGCAACTTGGGACCTCGACGCTCAATAAGTTTCCCCCGCCGCGCCCTCCCTCGCGGCACACCTAAAGGCGACTGACCGTTTTACTCCTTTCCGGTCGGTCGCCTTTTTTTTCGGAACGGCTTCTGCCCAAAAAAACAAACTGTGACCCCGATACGTCGGACAATCCGTGTGCGTAAAGTAGGCACTAACCCTTTTCAAAACCTTTTCTAGGAGAACTTTTATGGCTACTGGTGACGCTTCCAGTCCAGTCCGTTTTGGTAAAGGTGCCTCTTCCCCCGTCGATAACCGAGACCTATATCTCTCGATTTTTGGTGGCGAAGTCCTCACGGCATTTGATTCCGCAACGGTCACACTCGACAAACACTTTGTAAAACCGCTCAGCGGTGGCGCGAAGTCCTTTAGATTTCCAAAGACTTGGAAAGCCTCGGCAGAATTTCATACGCCGGGAACCGAGCTTCTTGGAAACGACCTATCGACCAGTGAACAGATCATCACGGTCGATGACATTCTTGTCTCACATTACGCAATCGCCGACTTGGATCGCATCTTGTCACACTTTGACATGCGCTCCGTCATCTCAGCAGAGATGGGCCGCGCTTTGGCAAAAGTGTTCGATCAGAACGTCTTCCGTCAATTGATCCTTGCTGCAAACCAAGCAGCTGCTTCTCCGTTCCCCGGCGGCTCTGTCGTCACCGATACAGGCCTTGCGGCTTCAGGCGGTGTCTACTCAGGTGTCGATTACATCGAAGCAATCCGAACAGCAAACATTGCGCTGTTCAACAAGGATGTGCCAGACGATATGCCTCGCTACGCAGCCGTGTCCGTCGAAGTGTTTGATGCAATCAAGTATGCAAAAGACGCAACGAACAACTACCTCGTACTGAACCGTGACTTTGGTCACAGCGGTGCTGGTGGTATCGACAACCGTGCTGAGTCCATGCAGATCGATGGTGTGACAATCTTAAAGTCACGCAACATCCCAACGGCAGACGACAGCTCAAACGCGGCAGTCTACACGAAGTATCGTGCCGACTTCCAGAACACAGCGGTCGTCATGTGGTGCCCACAAGCAATCGCTACGGTCAAGCTTATGGACATCAGCCTCGAAACTGAGCGTGACGTTCGCAGACTTGAAGATTTCATGGTCAGCAAGATGTTTGTTGGACATGGTATTCTTCGACCAGAAATGGCTTACGTGCTGAAATCAGCCTAAGTCTGTTACTCAAAGCAGAGGGTCGCTCTTCGG